AGATGATGACACTCAATCGGATTCAGGTGCTGTTTATATATACACAAAATCTGGTGGTACTTGGTCACAGCAAGCTAAAATTAAAGCTGATACACCAGTTAATAGTCAACGAATGTCACAAGATGCTATAGATCTCTCTGATGATGGAAATACATTAATAGCTGGTGCTTACCGCGATAGCACCAATCTCGGAAAAACATATATATTTACAAGATCTGGATCCACATGGTCAGAACAAGCTGCATTAACATCTAGTGATGCAACTGCTAGTCAAAGATTTGGTCATTCAGTTGGTATATCTGGTGATGGTAATACTGCAGCAATAGGTGCTTTTTTTGATACTAGTGAAAAAGGGGCTTTCTATATATTCACGAGATCGGGTTCTACGTGGACACAACAAGTTAAAATAGCTGGACCTAATACAGTAGCTGGAGTAAGTGGTCAATCGGTTAATGAGAAATTTGGCACTGGAGTTCGTATGTCTGGAGATGGAGGCACTGTTATAGTTTCAGCACCTGAGGCTGATAAAGTAAATGTCCAGATAGGTGCTTTATATGTTTATACTGGATCTGGATCATCTTGGACTCAAGCTATAAAATTATTTAGATCTACACATGAGGCTACTGCTAATAGTTATGCTGCTTATAATACAGATATATCTCATGACGGTAATATAATTTTACTTGGAGCCAATGGTGAAGATGATGGTGGAAATTCAAATACTGGTGCAGCTTATGCGTTTGCAGCACCTGTAGCGTCAACTCCAGATTGGACAGCTGCAGCTCAAGAAGCTCAGCTATCACCATCATATACGCTGGCTAACTATCAAAATTTTGGATATAGTGTTGATATCAAAGGCGATAGGGCTTTAGTTGGAGCACAAGGTGTTGATAGTAATGCAGGTAAAGTGCTTTATTTTACAAGAGCTTACGAAGGATCAGCATGGACTTTACAACAAACATTTACAGGAAGTAATACTGAGGGTGGTGATTTTTTTGGTACTGATGTAGCAATGGATGAAAATGGAACTACGTGCGTTGTTGGTGCACCAGCAGAAGACACTGGCGCAACTCAAGCTGGCATGATTTATGTTTTTACTCTAAGTGGAAATACATGGACTCAAACAGCACAACTACAAACAAGCGACACTAGAGCTAACTATGATAGCTTTGGCCAATCAGTTTCTATATACAATGGTACGATTGCTGCTAGTGCTCCTCAAAAAGACGGCCAAGGTGCTTGTTATGTTTTCACTGGTTCAGGCTCTAGTTGGACGCAACAAGCAAAAGTAGTATCATCAGATATAGCATCTAGTGATCAATTTGGAAGAGCCATATCTTTATGGGATGACAGTTTATTAGTCGGTGCTTATTACGAAGATCCTGGTAATGTTAATCTTGCAGGATCTGCATACGTGTTTACAAGATCTGGCTCATCGTGGTCACAACAAGCCAAATTAACAGCTTCTGACGCTGCAGCTAGTGATGTCTTTGGATCAGAAGTGTGTTTAGTGGGAGACACTGCTATAGTAGGTGCTTATAATAATGACGATGATGGAACAAATTCAGGATCAGCTTATGTTTATGCAAGATCTGGCTCATCGTGGTCACAACAACAAAAGTTGACAGCTTCTGACGCAGCGGCCGGTGATCAATTTGGCGTTGCAGTTGCAATTAATAAAACAGACGAAGATGTTGTAGTAGTAGGAGCTCAAAGTAATGATGGTGGTAAAGCATACACATTTACAAGATCTGGATCAACATGGACTCAACAGCAAGTATTTACAAGATCAGATGTTGCATCAACAGATGGATTTGGAAATGCAATTGTAGTAGATAATTCTTCAATTATTATAGGTGATTATCAAGGTGACGAGGGTAGTTATACTAGCTCTGGAGCAGCGTTTGTATTTAAAGCATAATGAAATTATATAAATAAGAGAATAAACATAAACAATTAGAGATAGTTAATGTCAACCGCAATTAAAACAAAATTTAATGTTGATAAAATAGAAACTTCAGAAAGTCTTAAGCTTGGTGGCACAACCGCAACAAGTCTTATTGATTCTAGCACCGTTACATCTATAGGTACTTCTTCTTCAGTAGCTCTCTCTATAGTTCAAAATGCTGGAAACCCATCAGCAAAGATATACGATTCTGCAGAGCTTTTGCCAGGAAGTGCTGATTCTGGTTCAATGGCATTAGTAACAGAAACTAATAGATTATACATTTGGAATGGAACTGGTTGGTACAATATTGCTTTAGTTAATACTTCTCCAACGTTAAGTACTACTCCTGATTCTAATTATACAATGGATTCAGTTGGAGCGTCATTAACAGTTACTATGGTAGCATCAGATCCAGAAGAATTGCCAATAACGTATTCATATCTTTCAGATTCAGCATCTAACTTTGTATCAATTACTCAAGACTCAGGTGTATTTACTATTTCATCATTAACTCAAGCTCAACTCGATTCCAACGGAGTCAGTTCTGGTGGTACATTTAGTATTACATTTAGAGCAACAGATGGCGTTAATATAGCGCCAGCGGTAAGTAGTTTCACATTAACTCTTGCTGTAACATATGATTGGTCAACAACATCTCAAGCTAATAAGATAACTGCATCTGATGCTGCTAATAATGATTTCTTTGGTAACGTTGTTGACATAGATGGTGATTACGCTGTAGTAGGAGCTCGAGGTAATAAGGCTGTTTACATTTACAAAGCATCAGATCTTAGTTGGGCTTATGGACAACAACAAGCTAATTTTCAAGGTGCAGATGTTGGTGGTAATAGTTTTTATGGACAGGGTCTAGAAATTTCCAATGATGGAAACACTACTGCAGTCGGAGCTAGAGGTGATTATGCTATCTACGTTCATACTAGATCTGGATCAACATGGTCTCAACAACAGAAAATTACAGTATCCGGACAATCGGGTCATATTGGTCGTGTTGTATCTCTTTCCGGCGACGGAGACACAGTTGCTTTTTCTGACGCTATCTATAGCACCAATAATATTGGTAGAGTGTATGTTTGGACTAGATCTGGGTCAACTTGGTCATCAGAAACAATTATAGAATATGATGATGCAGATGCTGATTTAGATTCAGGTGATAGATTTGGAAGTTCTTTAGCGTTAACGGATGATGGTAATACATTAGTAATAGGTTGTTTTAAAGAAGATCAGGATGGGAGTAACACAGGAGGTGTTTATGTTTTTACAAGATCAGGTTCAACGTGGTCTTTTCAACAAAGACTTCAATCTAATCCCGTTATAACCAATTCTGAATTTGGTAATGAAAGACACGGTGTAGGAATTTCTGGAGATGGAAATTATATAGTAGTAGGAGCAGGTGGTTCGAATAAATCACACGTATTTAATTTATCTGGAGGTACATGGTCTCAACAAGCAATATTAACACCAAGTGGTGGTAGCCCTGGAACGAACGCCCCATCTGTTGATATATCACAAAGTGGTGATACGGTAATAGTGGGGGTGCCGCTTTCTGATGGAGAAGCTTCTAATGCTGGTGCTGCATATGTATTTACGAGATCAGGCTCAACTTGGACTCAAGAAGCAAGATTAAACCATTCAACAGCTGCGTCAAATGATTATTTTGGATGGGACGTAGGTATATCAAATGATGGAAACACTGCTATTGTTTCAGCTTATGCGGATGACATAAGTTCTAGTACTGATGCCGGTTCAGCATTCGTTTTTACGAGATCTGGTACAACTTGGACTCAACAAAAAGAGTTAAACCAAAGTACGGTATACGCTGAAAGTTATTTTGGTTATCAATCAAGAATTTCTGGAGATGCAACAACTGCAATAGTAAGCGCAAATGGTTATGATACTTTATCTTCACCGTATGATGTTGGTATGGTGTACATATACGAGCAGGCACGCCAATGGACAGAACAAACAAAGATACAAGAAACAACATTCGGATCCAATTTCGGTCATTCTGTATCAATATCTGGTGACACAGTAGTAGTAGGTTCAAACAATACAGATGTTAATAGTCCAGATGGAACAAAGTCTTATGTATATACGAGAGCTAGTTACAACTTAACGAATGCATCATACGCTAGTAAAACTTATTCATTTGCTTCTGTAGATAATGGACCTACTGGATTTGCATTTAACAGTGATGGAACTAAATTATTTTTTGTTGGTTGGCAACAAACACTCATCAACAGTACTACTGGTGGTTGTTATCAGTATAGTTTATCTACAGCTTACGACGTTTCGACTGCAACTTACGATAACGTTTCTTTAGATTTAAGTAGCCAAATGACACAACCTATGGGAATGAATTTTAGTTCAGATGGAACTAAATTGTTTGTTCTCGATAATCAAGCAAGTGTTAATGGAGATGTTGTATTTCAATATAATTTGTCGACAGCATTTGATTTAAGCACAGCATCGTATAGTAATAATAGTTTAGATGTTAGTTCGTACGAGACAATAGCATCCGGAATAGATTTTAAACCCGATGGAACAAAAATGTTTGTAGTGGGAGAGCAAACAGATACTATCCGCGCTTGGAATCTTTCAAGTGCTTGGGATCTTTCAACTGCATCGTATGCTAGTGAAACTTATAGTGTTTCATCACAAGATGGTCTTCCAACTGGATTCACATTTAACAGTACTGGAACTAAGATGTACTTCGTTGGTCGTACAAATCATGATATATATCAATATAGCTTATCTACTGCATGGGATGTTTCAACTGCATCTTATGATAGTATTAGTTTAGATGTTAGTAGTCAAGAAGGAGATCAACCGCGTCAGATTAGATTTAATTCAGATGGAAGTAAATTGTGGATGATAGGCTCTGTTAGTGATTCAATTTTTGAATATAGTGTACCTGAAACGTGGTCTTTACAACAAAAAGTTGATCCGTCTCAAGCTCATCAGGATGATCAGTTTGGAAAACAAAGAACGATGAAATTAGATAAGTCTAATAACAATCAATTCATTGCAGGTGCATACAGCGAAGATGAAAGTTATTCTGCAGAAGGTGCTGTTTATATATTCACAAGATCAGGTTCAACGTGGTCAGAACAGCAAAGAATAGTACCTTCAGACGGAGCAATAAACTCTAACTATGGTATAACTGCAGACATTTCTGGTGATTACGCAGTGTTTGGCGGTCGACCTGGTAACAATTTTGCAGTCTATGTTTGGACTAGGTCTGGGTCTACATGGAGCCAACAAACAAAGCTCACACAACCATCTGGCCACACAAACTCTCAATATGCTTATGATAGTGGTTTATCAATAAATCAAGCTGGAGATACAATAGCAGTTGGTGCATATGGAAACAGTTCCACTCAAGCAGGAAAGGTGTTTATTTTTACAAGATCAGGTTCGACTTGGACAAATCAAGCTGTAATTCAACCTTCTGATACTGCTAATGGTGACTTTTTTGGATGGGAGTGTAGGCTAGACAGCACTGGTGATATTTTAGTAGTAGGTGCAAAAACAGCAGGCACTGGCGGAAAGGCATATGTATTCACAAGAGATGGTGCAACTTGGACTCAACAAGCAAATATTACAGCTTCAGATGTCGCTAGTAATTGGGAATTTGGTGAAGATGTGGGTATTAGTGGTGGAGACGGTAGATTAATAGTTGGAGCTAGACAATATAGCTCAAGTGCAAGTGGAAAAGGTGCAGCTTATATTTTTACAGCATCAGAATCTTAAATTATTATAAATAGTATAAAAGGATTTAAAAAATGGCAACTCCAACATCACGTGCAACTCTTATAGACTATTGCAAAAGACGTCTCGGGGAACCAGTTATCGAAGTTAATGTTGATGAAGATCAATTGGAAGACCGAGTAGACGAAGCTTTACAATATTATCGTGAGTTTCATTCAGATGCCACAGTAAGAACATATCTTAAACATCAAGTCACAGCTACTGATGTTACTAATGAATATATTACATTAGCTGATAATATTATTTTTGTTTCAAAAATGTTTCCGTTATCGAGTTCATTTAATAATTCTAGAAACTTTTTTGATATTAAGTATCAAATGATGTTAAACGATATTGCAGATCTTATGAATTTTGCAGGTGATTTAGCTTATTATGAACAAATGCAGCAATACTTATCGTTATTAGATATGAAATTAAACGGTACACCACAGGTTCAATTTTCAAGAAGACAAAATAGATTATACATCTTCGGCGATTTTGCTGATGGTGATATTAAAGAAGGCGATTATATAGTCGCAGAAGTTTATACAGAAGTAAGTGAAACTGATCATACTTCAATATTCAATGACATGTTTATTAAAGAATATACCACTGCATTAATTAAACAACAGTGGGGTCAAAACTTAATTAAGTTTGAAGGCATGCAATTACCCGGAGGAGTCATTTTAAACGGAAGACAAATATATGATGATGCGACTGGAGAGATCGCAACTCTTAGAGAGAACTTGAGATTAGAACACGAATTTCCACCAGACTTTTTCGTAGGATGATATGGCTACAAACTTCTATTTCAGTCAAAAAGTACGATCAGAGCAAAAGCTTTATGAAGATATAGTCATTGAAGCACTCAAGACCTATGGTCAAGACGTGTACTATTTACCAAGAGACATTGTAAATGAAGATAAGATACTAGGTGATGATCCAGTATCAAGCTTCAACTCATCTTATAAAGTTGAAATGTATATCGAAAACACTGAAGGCTTCGACGGTGAAGGAGATTTGTTTACTCGATTCGGTGTAGAGATAAGAGATGAAGCTACCTTTATTGTTTCCCGTAGAAGATGGGAACAAACTATACAAAGATATGATAATGAAATTACAGTTTCAAGACCTGCAGAAGGTGATGTGATATATTTACCTTTAAGTAAATCTTTCTTTCAGATATCGCATGTTGAGCACGAACAACCTTTTTATCAATTAAGCAATCTTCCAGTATATAAATTAAGATGTCAGTTATTTGAATACACTGGCGAGCAAATGGATACAGGTGTAGATGTTCTAGATAATTTAGAAGGTGCATACGCGTACAAATATATTTTATCATTAAACAATTTAAGTGCTGCTTCATTTAAAGTAGGTGAAACTATCACATCTCCAAGTGGTGACACGACAATGAGAGGTGAGGTTGTTAAATTTTCTGACTCAGATAATAAGCTTCATGTAATTCATGCAGGTGCAGATGATGGTAAATACCATACGTTTGTAGACAGCGCAACTGTAACAGGACTAACTACTAATGCTACAGGCGTTATAACTCTTGTAGTTGAAGATAATCAATTATCTCAGAATGAACAAAATACAGATTTTTCAACAGGTGCAGACTTTATTGATTTTAGCGAGTCTAATCCATTCGGCGATGTGAGTAATAACTAATGTTCGGTACACATTTCTATCATTCAAAAACTAAAAAAGCGGTAGCGCTGTTCGGCAGGCTTTTTAACAACATTTATATTATTCGTAAAAATTCTTCAGGCGCCGTTATTAGTCAATTAAAGGTACCTTTATCATATGCACCAAAAGCAAAATATCTCGAAAGAATAAGAGAGAATCCTAATTTAAATGAAGATACACAAGTTGCAATTAAGTTGCCTAGAATGTCATTTGAAATTACTTCAATAGCTTATGATGCTCAAAGACAATTGGCAAAAGTTGGTAACTTTACAACAATATCTTCAGATGGTGATGTTACAAAGAGACAAAAGTTTTTTAATCCTGTTCCATATTCAATAAACTTTCAACTTAATGCATATGCTAAATCACAGGACGATGCGTTGCAAATAGTTGAGCAGATATTACCAACTTTTAATCCTCAGTACGCTCTTACAATAAAGCCATTTCAAACTGAGTATCCGAATTTCAAAGAAGATATACAAGTAATAATTAATGGTGTAAGTTTTTCTGATGATTTCGAAGGAGCAATGGAGCAGAGAAGAACAATAATTTACAGTTTGGACTTTGAGATGAAGCTAAGTTATCACGGTCCAATCACAGACAATAGTATCATACGTGATGCTAGAACAAAGATATTTGACATCAATGCTGGTTTAAATGATTCAGATATAGGATTAGAAACTATAGTAGTTACTCCTAATCCATCTGACGTTATCGGTCTCGATGACAGTACCTTTGGATTTTCAACAACAATTTTGGATAGTGCGAGTTAACAATGTATGAATATAGAGTAAAGATCGTTAAGATAGTCGATGGTGATACCGTTGATGTTGATATTGATTTAGGTTTTGGTGTATGGATGCACAAAGAACGCATAAGATTATTTGGTATAGACACGCCCGAATCAAGAACTCGAGATTTAGAAGAAAAGAAATATGGATTAGCTGCTAAAAAATTTCTGACAGGCATGTTAGATGATGAAGGTGGTATTATACTTAAGACACATAAAGATAAAACTGGTAAGTTTGGAAGAATACTAGGTGAATTGTGGAGAACAACGAACTATGCTGATCAGTCTATAAATAATTATATGATTGACAAACACCATGCAGTAATGTACCTAGGACAATCTAAAGATGATATTCAAGAACAGCATATTAAAAATCGTGAGTTTGTGAACTTAGATGAGTGATAAAAAAGATATGGAAAAGTTTTTTCCGCCTGAAGAAAAAAATATCGATAATGATTACAAGTATTCTCGTGATACTTATTATGAATTAGTTGAAAAAGGAAAACAGAGTTTAGAACTCATGATGGAGGTTGCGCGTGAAAGTGAGCATCCTCGAGCTTTTGAAGTCTTATCAGGAATGATAAAAAATATTTCTGATGTAAATGATAGACTTATGGACCTGAATAAGAAAAAGAAAGATATTGACAAGAAAGATGAGATTAAGAAAGTTGAAAACACTACAAATAATCTTTTTGTTGGTTCCACAACTGAGCTTCAAAAGCTACTAAAGAATGAATCGGAAATGGTCAATGTCACGCCAAAACCAGAATGAAAATTATCTAGGCAATCCTAATATCAAAAAAGACGGTATTACTTCTAACTTCACACAAGAAGAAGTATTAGAATATGCCAAGTGCATGAAAGATCCTGTCTATTTTGTAGAAAAGTATGTAAAGATTATCTCACTCGATAAAGGATTAGTTCCTTTCGAATTATATCCTTATCAAAAAAGAATGTTTAAACAGTTCGAAGATAATCGATTTAATATCGTTCTTGCTTGTCGACAATCTGGTAAATCAATATCTGCGTGTGGTTATCTACTTTGGTTTGCGTTATTTCAGTCAGAAAAATCTATTGCTGTTCTAGCTAACAAAGGTGCGACTGCAAGAGAGATGTTAGCAAGAATTACGATTATGCTTGAAAACATTCCTTTCTTTCTTCAACCTGGCTGTAAAGCTCTTAATAAATCTAATATCGATTTTAGCAATAATAGTAGAATTATAGCTGCAGCGACTACGGGATCATCGATTCGTGGTCTTTCTATTAACTTATTATATTTAGATGAGTTTGCTTTCGTTGAAAGAGCGGCAGAATTCTATACTTCAACATATCCTGTTGTATCATCTGGTGGAGATACTAAGATTATAGTAACATCAACAGCGAATGGCATTGGTAATACCTTTCATAAGATATGGGAGGGATCAATTCAAGGAGTTAATGAATATAAAAACTTTAGAGTTGATTGGCATGATGTTCCCGGTCGAGATGAGAAATGGAAAGAAGAAACAATAAACAATACATCACAGGTGCAATTTGATCAAGAATTCGGTAATACTTTTTTCGGCACTGGTAATACTTTAATAAATGCGCAAACGCTTTTAGATTTAAGAGCTAAACCGCCGATAAAATATTTAGAAGGTGGAGATTGTTTAATTTATAAAGAACCAGTTAAAGATCACGAATATATTTTAGTTGCTGATGTTTCAAAGGGAAGAGGACAGGACTATTCATCTTTTTCTTTAGTCGATATTAACGTTCGTCCTTTTGAGCAGGTTGTTGTGTATCGCAATAATACTATCTCTCCATTACTCTTCCCTAATATTATATATAAGTACGCAAATGTCTACAACAAAGCTTATTGTATAGTTGAATCTAATGATCAAGGTTCTGTCGTATGTAATGGATTATATTATGATTTAGAATATGAAAACGTACACGTTGAATCTGCAGTTAAAGCGAATGCTGTAGGTGTTGATATTAATAGAAAATCTAAGCGACTTGGTTGTAGCGCTTTAAAAGATTTATTAGAAAACAATAAACTTCATGTGGTTGATGAGCAGACAATATTAGAAATATCAACATTTGAAGCTAAAGGACAAACATATCAGGCTGCTGTAGGAAATCATGATGATTTAGTTATGAACTTAGTTTTATTTGGTTACTTTGTATCTTCATCATACTTTTCAAACCTAACTGACATTAATATTAAAGATATGATCTTTAAACAAAAACTTAAAGAAATTGAAGAAGACATTGTGCCTTTTGGTTTTATAGATGATGGTCATGAACAAGTGAAAAGGATAGAAGCCTCTGAAGAGCATCCATGGGCTATAGAATATGATAGAAATCTGTAATATTATAAATAATGGTAACAAGTGAATATTCGTATAATGTTAATCGCATAATAAAAGGAAAATAAGATGGCACTCTCTACACCCTCCGAATCACCCGCGGTTGTTGTCAAAGAAATAGACCTGACTGGTGGCGTGCCTAATGTCCAGTCAACTACAGGCGCAATCGTAATAAATTCAAGGTGGGGACCTGTTGAGCAAAGAGTTAAACTAAGTTCAGAAGCTGAACTAGTAGACGTATTTGGTTCACCAGATTCTGCCACCACCAATTCATTTCATCAGGCAAATTTTTTCTTAAAGTATTCCAACTCGCTTCAGACTGTTCGAGTAATAGATGGTACTGCTAAAAACGCAGTATCAACAACTGGTCAAACAGCTGCAGCTACACTTGCTGGATTACCTACAGAAGTTGTTAAGAATGAAACTAGTTTTAATTCTCAATTATCTGCTTTAGATTCAGATTTACATACATTTGTAGCAAAATATCCTGGAGCTCTTGGAAACAGCTTACAAGTTTCTTTATGCCCACACTCTGCTAATGATTCAGCATTTACTCAGTGGGCGTATAAAGGCGAATTTGATGCTGCACCAGGAACATCTGATTTTGCAACTAAAAATAATGCTTCTAATGACGAAGTACACGTAGCAATTATAGACAAGGCAGGAGCATTTACAGGCACACAAGGCACGGTGCTTGAAAGATACGCGTTCTTATCTCTTGGTTCTAATGCTAAAGATACTTCTGGTTCGAACATATTTGTTAAAGATGTGTTGAATGAACAATCAAAATATGTTTGGTTAATCGATTTTGACTCAGACTTAGCAGGAGCAGGAGCAGGCACATCAATAGACAGCGGAGACGATTTTACTAAGACAACTGGTACAACAAACGCTGATATTGATTACAATTTTAGTCAAGGCGTTAATGTTGATGCATTAACCAGTAGTAATATGTTAACAGGCTATGATCTTTTTGAAGACAAAGATCAAGTTGAAATTGATTTCTTAATAGCACCAAGAGCAACATCAAGAACAGGTAATACTACCATTGTCAATGATCTTGTTACTACAGCTTCATCATTAAGGAAAGACTGTGTAGTTGTTGCATCACCTGCTCAGTCAGATATCGTTAACGTAACATCAGCTTCTGACATTGTAACAAACGTAGTTGAAACTGCTGATACATTTACTAAGTCTTCATATTTAATAATGGATGGAAACTTTCTTAAGGTTTATGATAAATTTAATGATCAATTTATCGAAATACCTGCAGCCTCATCCACTGCTGGAATTATGGCAGCCACAGATCTTAACAGAGCACCGTGGTTTTCACCAGCAGGATCAAGAAGAGGTCAATACCTTGGAATAACTTCAATTTCATTTTCACCAACAAAAGCTCAAAGAGATACACTCTATAAAGCAGGTGTAAATCCAATTGCAAATATCCCAGGAGCTGGTGTGATACTATTCGGTGATAAAACAAAACTTGCAAGACCTTCTGCATTTGATAGAATCAATGTAAGAAGATTGTTCTTAGTACTAGAAAGAGCTATTTCTAGAGCTGCAGAACAGGTACTCTTTGAATTCAATGATGAATTTACAAGAGCTGAGTTTGTTAATATTGTCGAGCCAGTATTACGCGAAGTGAAAGGTAGACGTGGTATTACAGATTTTAGAGTCGTAGCAGATGAAACTAATAATACACCTGCAGTAATCGATAGAAATGAATTTATCGCAAGTATCTTCATCAAGCCGGCTAGATCTATCAACTACGTCACACTAAATTTCGTGGCTGTTAGAACTGGTGTCGACTTTGAAGAAGTCGTTGGCACAGTTTAGGAGGTAGAAAATGGCAGTATTAGGCGTAGATGATTTTAAATCAAAGCTAAGAGGTGGAGGCGCTCGCCCCAATCTCTTCAAAGCTACAATAAACTTTCCTGGCTATGCTAATGGAGACCCAGAACTGACATCGTTTCTTTGCGAAACTGCTCAGTTGCCTGGATCGACATTAGGTCAAATTATCGTACCATTCCGTGGTCGACAGTTAAAAATGGCCGGAGATAGAACCTTCGATGTGTGGACAGTCACAATTATCAATGACACTGATTTTGCTATCAGAAATGCAATGGAAAGATGGATGAACGGTATGAATGCACACAGTGCAAATACTGGTCTTACAACTCCAGTAGCATATGAAGCAGATCTATTTGTTGAACAGCTCGATAGGTCAGGCGATACACTTAAGAAGTATACCTTTAGAGGATCATATCCACAAGATATGTCACCTATAGATCTTAATTATGCAACTAATGATGAGATCGAAAGGTTCACTGTAACGTTTGCTTATCAGTACTACGATACAGATACCACTACTTAAGGCAATATAAATAGTAGGAGGGCTGCGGTCCTCCTTACTATAAAGGAATTCTAAATGGCAGAAAACTCAATTAAATTATTTGGTTTTGAAATAACGAGGACAAAGGATAAAAAGGCGCTTGCTTCGCCTGTTCCGCCACGAGACGATGATGGTGCCGGTTATGTCACTTCGACATCAGCTGGAGCACATTATGGTCATTATATCAATATGGACGGAGATGATTCTAAAGATAATGCTCAGCTTATACTTAAGTATAGAGGAAGTGCTATGCACCCTGAAGCTGATGCTGCTATTGAAGATATCGTAAATGAGTCCATAACAGCAAATGAATTAAAACCAGCAGTTACAATAAATTTAGACAATATACCAGTAAGTGATTCTATTAAAAAACAAATCACTGAAGAATTTGACAATGTATATAACATGTTAAATTTTAAAGAACTCGGTCATGATATCTTTAGAAGATGGTATATTGATGGAAGATTATATCATCATTTAGTTGTTGACGAAAGTAACTTATCAGCAGGCATACAAGAAGTAAGATACATTGATGCTGCAAAGATGAGAAAAGTAAAACAAGTAAAGAGTAAAAAAGATCCAGTAACTGGTGCTAAACTTGTTGAAAAGGTAGATGAATTTTATATATTCCAAGAAAAACCAGGTTCACAAAATGCTGGTGTAAAAATGACATTAGACTCAGTAAGTTACATTACTTCTGGTCTTTTAGATGAGAATAGAAAGAAAGTCGTTTCGTATTTACACAAAGCTTTAAAACCTATTACACAATTAAGAATGATGGAAGATTCTCTTGTAATCTACAGATTAGCAAGAGCTCCAGAAAGAAGAATGTTTTATATTGACGTAGGTAACTTACCAAGAGGTAAGGCTGAGCAATATATGAAAGATATAATGTCAAAGTATCGTAACAAGTTAGTTTATGATGCTAAAACTGGTGAAATACGAGATGATCGAAAACACATGTCAATGCTTGAAGATTTTTGGCTACCAAGGAGAGAGGGTGGAAGAGGCACTGAAATCTCAACTTTACCGGGCGGTGAAAACTTAGGACAAATTGAAGACATTATATATTTTCAGAAAAGATTATATAGATCTTTGAATGTACCTATGAACAGGCTTGAACAAGAACAGCAGTTCTCATTAGGCAGAGCTACTGAAATAAGTAGAGATGAGTTAAAATTTCAGAAGTTTATTGATCGTTTAAGAAATAGATTTTCTCATTTATTCTATGATATCTTAAAAAAGCAGTTAATGTTGAAAAACATTATTACTGAAGATGATTGGAATACTTGGAAAAATAAATTAACAGTTGAATACTCTCGTGATAATCACTTTTCAGAATTAAAAGAAGCTGAGCTTTTAAGAGAAAAGATACAAAGTTTAGATCAAGTATCTCAATACGTTGGAGAATATTTTTCTAAACAGTGGGTACAAAAGAATATTCTTCTAATGGACGATGAACAAATTAAAAATATGGAAAAAGAGATTGCAGCCTCACAAGCGCAAGAACCAGACGATGACCAAGGAGTAGTATAATGGATAATGTCGAAAACGTGGAAAATGCAGAGAATGAAACAAATCCAATTCAGGATTTAATTAAAGCTTCTCTAGACAAAGATTACAATAATGCGAATAAGATATTCGGTGAAGTCATGACAATTAAAATGTCTGATCTTCTTGACCAAGAAAAAGTTAAGATGGCTGATCAAGTATATAATGGTGCTGAAGAAGAGCCAGAAGAAGATCCGGATTTAAATGATGAAGAAGAAACTGAAGAAATAGAAGACGAAGCTGAAGAAGAGGCTGAAGAAGAAATAGAAGCTGAAGCTGAATCCGAAGAAGAAGAAACAGTGTAAATCATAAAAAGTATAAATATAGTTAACATGAAAACTTTTTCACAATTAAGAGAATTAACAGGGCGTAAACCGATTGGTAAAGCTGTCTTCGATAAGAAGATTAATCGTATTCCTGTTAAGATACATAAAGAAAAAAATATGTTTGTTGTTTATATTGATGGTGATAGATTAGACGCTTATAAATCGCAAGCAGAAGCTGAAAAGTCTGCTAAAGAATTTATGAAACAATACAAAGGATAAAGTAATGGAAATTAGACCTTTAGCTGCCAAAGTCACTGCAAATGGTGTCGGAGCCAAAACAACTGTTGGTGGAGCTCAAACTGTTTATGTTTGCGCAACTGCAGATGATTTAATTACTAATGTTACAACAGGTGGTACAATACAAGTACACGAAAACCAATCTTTAGTAATACGAAAAGAGACAGGTGATGAAATACACGCCGGCACTGCAACAACGCATTTTACAAAAATAGCGTATCCAAGAGGTTAATATGAAATTAATATCAGAATTTGTAGAAAACGATATTGAATTCTTAATTACCGAAGATAAGAAAACTGGTAAAAAGAATTATGGTATTCAAGGAATCTTTGCACAAGCAGAGACTAAGAATCGAAACGGTCGTATATATCCAATGCCAGTAATGGAAAAAGCACTAGGTAAATATAATAATGACCAAGTGTCAAAAGGAAGAGCAGTTGGAGAACTGAATCATCCTGAAGGTCCGACCGTTAATTTAGATAAAGTTTCTCACAAGATTAATGAACTCAAATTTGAGGGAAATAATATTGTGGGCAAAGCATCGATACTGAACACCCCTATGGGAGAAGTTGTTAAAGGCTTACTCGATGGCGGAGTTACTTTCGGTGTATCGACTCGTGGTATGGGAAGTTTGAGCCAGCGTAATAACGCAATGGTCGTCAATGACGATTATATTCTTAACGCGGTAGACATCGTGCAAGATCCATCCGCACCTAGCGCTTTCGTTAATGGGATAATGGAAGGTGTTGAATGGGTTTGGAATAACGGTATTATAGAAGCACAAACAATTGAAAGAATGGAGACTGAAATTAAAAAAGCTCCACGCGCTGATCTCTATGAGACACAAGTTCGTGAGTTCAAAAATTTCCTCTCGTTATTAAAATCAAAATAAGGAGTCTAAAATGACTGATAAAATCGAAAATCAGGACGTGGAACTCCAAGAAGACGATGAGGAAATCTTGGAAGCTCAAGCACACGATCCTAAGAATGCTGAAGCTCAGTCAGTTGCTTCTATTGACAAAGCAGGTGATGCTACTGGAACCGCTCCAAAGCGTAAAGGTGACAACACTAAGAAAGATCCAATGCCAAAGACTAAAGCAGGAATGATTGCTGCTATGGTTGGCAAAATGCAAGGTATGAAAAAAGAAGCTTTAATGGCTATGTACAATGGTACAGATCCAGAAGCTTTTGATGGAGAACAAATTGCTGAAGAGGAAATCAAAGATCAAGTTAAAGTCGAAGTTGACTTTAAAGATGATTTAGGTGCACTTGTCAATGAGGAAGCTACACTGTCTGATGAATTCAAGCAGAAAGCAGAAACTATCTTCGAAGCTGCAATTAATGCAAAAGTAAATGCAGAGATTGACAGATTAGAAGAGAAGTATAACGAGGAGCTTTCAGAAGAAATCGAAAGCACCAAAAAGGACCTTGTAGAGAAAGTAGACAGCTATCTTAACTACGTAGTTGAAGGCTGGATGGAAGACAACAAGTTAGCAATCCAAAATGGTTTAAGAACTGAAATTGCTGAAGATTTTATGAATAAGTTAAAAGACCTATTTGTTGAGTCTCACATTGAAGTGCCAGAAGATAAAGTTGATCTTGTTGACGAACTCGCAGACAACGTTGAGGAACTTGAGGCTAAACTCAATGAATCAACCGAAAGGTCAATTCAAATGGCTGAAGAGTTAGAGACATATAAGAGGGAGTCTATCATTAGAGAGGCAACCAAAGATTTGGCTGAAACTCAAGTCGAAAAGCTAAAGTCATTAGCAGAAAACGTAGATTTTGACGACGAAGAAACTTTTGCAAAGAAAGTTGCTCAGTTAAAAGAATCTTACTTCGCTAAGACTGCAAAAACCCAGGAAGAAATCATTGAAGATGATGACGCTCCAATAGTAGAGTCAACAGGTTCAATGGATTCTTATCTTAAAGCAATAAAGAAAACTGCAAGTAAATAGGGAGTCCTAAAAAATGACAGTATCATACGATAGATTGATTGAGAAATGGGCACCAGTGCTGAACGAAGAGTCAGTTGGTACTATCTCAGATCATCATAAAAAAGCCGTAACTGCTGCAGTACTTGAGAATCAGGAAATCGCTCTTAGAGAAGAAGGTCTGATTGCTGAAGCTGCTCCAGGAAACGCAACATCATCAGTAGCAAACTGGAATCCAGTATTAATTGCACTCGTAAGACGTGCTATGCCAAACTTAATGGCATATGACATCTGTGGTGTGCAGCCAATGTCTGGTCCAACAGGTTTAATCTTCGCCATGAAGTCAAGATATGGCGGTGGTTCTACATCAAATAGAGAAGCATTATTCAACGAAGCTGAGACTCAGTTTTCTGGTGACAGTGCTGGTACTCACGACTCTGATAACGCTTCAGGTCTTAACGTTACTAACTTAGATTCAGACTCAACTGCTGATGACGCAAGACTAACTGCATTAGCTGCAGGCGGTATGTCAACAGCCGAAGCTGAAGCTCATGGTTCTACCGGAGAGACTTCATTCAGAGAAATGGGTTTCACTATTGAAAAAGCAACTGTGACTGCTAAGTCAAGAGCTCTTAAAGCTGAATACAGCTTAGAATTAGCTCAAGACCTTAAAGCAATTCATGGTCTTGACGCTGAGACAGAATTGGCAAACATCTTGTCAACAGAAATCTTAGCTGAAATCAATAGAGAAGTTATTAGAACTATTAACTCTCAAGCTAAAACTGGTGCTTTACAAACTAACACAGCTGTTAACGGTATCTTCAACGTACAGACAGATGCAGACGGCAGATGGTCAGTTGAGAAGTTCAAAGGTTTGATTCTTCAAATCGAAAGAGAGTCAAACATCATTGCAAAAGAGACACGTAGAGGTAAAGGAAACTTTATCGTATGTTCATCTGATGTAGCATCTGCATTAGCTGCAGCTGGTATGATGGATTACACACCTGCAATGTCAACTAACTTAAATGTTGATGACACAGGTAATACCTTTGCCGGTATTATAAACGGTAGAACAAAAGTGTACATCGACCCGTATGCAAATACAGACTATTGTACAGTAGGTTATAAGGGTACTAACCCATATGATGCTGGTCTTTTCTACTGCCCATACGTTCCATTAACAATGGTACGTGCAGTTGGTGAGGACACATTCCAGCCAAAAATTGGTTTTAAAACCAGATATGGAATGGCATCAAACCCATTCGTAGGTGCAACACCTGCTGATGGCCTAGCCGCTGTTAAGACTAACCAGTACTACAGAATATTCAGAGTTGACAATATTCTAGGTGCTTAAGTCTTAGTACTTATATTGAAGGAAGGGGAGCTACGGCTCCTCTTTTTTTGTATAAATAACAGTATGGAATTATTCTTAATAACATTGTTTGTATTCATGTCATTCACAGCTTCAAGTTTGTCACTAGCAGCTATGCTTAATAGACCAATAAAAGGAAGTTGTGGTGGAATAAATTGTAGGTGTAAAGATGGCACTAACGAATAACTTTAACTATTTACAACCCACAGGGTTTAAATTAGTTATAGATAGAAAAAATTATCCAAATTTAGAATTCTTTTGTCAGGATTTTACTCATGCTGGTGTTATTATGAACACTGCAGATTTAGGATATAAAAAGATAGCATCTATTCCTTTTGTAGGCGACAAGTTAACTTATAACGAAATGCTTTCAAACATCATTTTGGATGAAGATATGCAATCTTATATTGAGATGCATAACTGGATGAGAAGAATACTTGATCAAGATAATGTAACAGCATTAGATAGATTTAAGAATGCTACACAAAATCCACCAGCGCAATCTGATATTACTCTATCGATATTAAATAGTTCGAATAATGCTGTTGCGCAAATTATATATAGAGATAGTATACCAGTTGCATTGACTGATATACAGTTTCAAGCAACTAGTGGTGCAGAATCATTCTTGACATTTGGAGCATCATTTAGATTTACTTATTTTGACATTAAGACATTCAACGCAACAACCGGAGCAATTACAGATTCATTTAGTGTAACTGGCAGCACTGGTTAACATATAAATTATATTATTGGAGATATTATGCTTAACTTGAAACAGGTCCACTCTATGTGGATTAAAGATTGTAAAATTGATTCTTTTCAACTCGATGAAACTTCTCGCAAAACGCCATCCTTACATGCTAAATACATTCAAATGTGGTCTACTGCAAAATTAGAATTAAGGCGTGCTGAACGTTCGCAGAAAAGTTTATTAAAGGAAAAGTGGTTGTATTATAACGGTAAGATGGATCATGAAACTTTAAAAGAAAAAGGTTGGAATCCAGATCCCTTTGACGGTTTAAAGGTACTTAAAGGCGAAATGGATTATTATTATGACAGCGATCCAGAAATACAGCAATCAGAAGAATTAATACAATACTGGAAAACATATGTAGAAACAGTAACAGAGATAATAGATAATTTAAAATGGCGACACCAAACAATATCGAACATGATCAGATGGAAACAATTCGAGTCAGGAAATTAAATCACGCAATTCTTAAAGTTGAATGCGATAGAAGTGCAGGTGCAGAATTAAGAGAATTCTTTTCTTTTTATGTACCAGGATATAAATTTATGCCTGCATATCGTAATCGATTATGGGACGGTAAGATCAGATTGTATAATCAAACAACAGGTGAAATATCTGCAGGGCTGTTTCCACAGATCATTTCATTTGCAGAAGCTCGTGAATATAAAATTGATATAGAAGAATCAGATTATGGCAGTCCTAATGAAGGAAATAAGATTAATCCTGAATTTATGATGAAGTTTATTGAAGCTTTAAACTTACCATTTAAAATAAGAGATTATCAATTTGATGCAGTATGTACTGGAATACAAAGAAAGAATGCGATACTGTTATCGCCGACTGGTTCTGGTAAATCATTAATAATATATGTACTTATGAGATACATGTTATCTTCTTTTGATAATGATATTCTTATAATAGTACCAACTACTTCTTTAGTTGAACAAATGTATAATGATTTTAAAACATACGGCTATGATGTAGAAAAACATTGTCATAGAATATATTCAGGTAAAGATAAAAATACATCTAAAAGAGTTGTGATTAGTACATGGCAATCAATATATAAATTTCAAGCAGATTGGTTTCATAGATTTGGTACAGTATTTGGTGATGAATGTCATGGATTTAAATCAAAATCTTTAACAACTATAATGAATAAATGTTCAGAAGCTGAATACAGATTTGGAACTACAGGTACATTGGACGGCGCTTTAACACACGAATTAGTATTACAAGGATTATTTGGAAAGGTATATAGAGTTACTAGTACTAGAGCTCTACAAGATAATGACACTCTCGCAAAACTAAGTATCAAAAGAATCATACTCAATTACGATGATCAAATTAAGAAAAATTTTGGAAAGAAAACATATCAAGAAGAAATTGAATTTATAGTCACTAATAATAAACGTAATACATTTATAAAAAACTTAACACTCGATTTAAAAGGTAATACATTAGTTTTATATAACTACGTAGAAAAACATGGTAAGCCACTTTATAATATGATTAAAGATGAAGCACATGAAGATCGCAGAATTTTTTTCGTATCAGGAGAAACAGCAGCAACTGATCGTGAAGCTATAAGAGCAATAGTAGAAAAACAGAAACATTCGATTACAGTTGCATCACTCGGTACTTTTAGCACTGGTATAAATATTAGGAACCTACATAATATTGTCTTTGCATCTCCATCTAAATCTCAGATAAGAGTATTGCAAAGCATAGGAAGAGGTTTAAGAAAAACTGATGACGGTAAAAGCACTACGCTTTATGATATTATAGATGATATAATCTGGAAGTCAAGAAAAAATTTTGGTATTACGCACGCTGATGAAAGACTTAGAATCTATGGAAGAGAGAAATTTAATCACAAAACCTATAGAGTAGATTTATGAATATAAAACAATTTAAGCTTACTAATAATGAAGAAATAATATGTGAAGTTATAGAATGGAACACTGGAGATGATCCTGGTGACATTCTTGTAAAAAGAGCATTAAGAGTTATATCTGTAGAAGACTATCAAAAAGGTTGGAGATTCTTTGCATTTAGACCTTGGATGTCATTTCAAGATGATCCAGATTTATTACAAACTTTAAATTCTTCTCATGTAATAGTTACAACAAATCCGTCTCCTAATTTATTAAAACATTATGAAAGATGCTTAAAACGTATAGTACGTGAAGTCGAAAATGAAAAATCCGGTGGAAAAAAGATTTATGCTAATCTAGATGAAATACAAGATGAATTAAGAGAATTAACTGATGATGAAATGGATGACTTTTTAGCCAATAAATACGGTGCAGTTGAAGAGGATAGTTTTCTTTCTGATTCTGGCAGTGATAATATTATTAAATTCAAACCAAAAACTTTCCATTAAAGGGTATATCCCCTCTTCCTCAGATATACTATCTTATTTTACCACACTTTTCACCATTTGTACACCGTTATTTTTAGCACTAAGAGAAATGAAATATATGAAAATGAACATGAAAATTTTTAAAGATAAAGTAGATAACTTTTTCAAATGGGTAAAAGGAACTGAACTTGTTGAACTCGATAATATCGATGTTTCAGAAGATCCTGTAAGACCTGAGCTTGATGTAGAATTTAGATTAAACTATGATCGTAAGATTTTTGGTCTAAAATATCAAGATAATATTGAAGGTATTATTTGTGTTGCTTATACAAATGATGTACCACACAATGTTAAAGAATTAGATCTTATGAGTCAGACTGCACACTTTAAAAAAGATCCTAACACAGCAGTAGCTTATACAGTTTGGTCACGCAAAAGAGGTGCTGGTAAAGAAATCGTAAAAAAGTTATCAGAACATTGTAAAAATCTTTCTTATATAGAGAAATTAGTTACACTTTCACCATTAACACCTATGGCTACACATTTCCATATCAGTAATGGTGCAAAGTTGATAAGCATCAATCACACATCACAAAACTTCGAATACAAGTTATCATCTTAAAAGAAAAAATACTATTGTACTTTTGCATAAAATTGGTGTATAATAGTACTATAAAATAAAGGATTAGCTATGGCACGTAAAAAAAGCATACATTATGTCAACAATTCTGATTTTTCTACCGCAGTGGTTGAATATGTTGAAAGAGTAGAAAAAGCTAGAAAAGAAGAGACAAAGATTCCTACAGTACCAGACTATATAGCTCAATGCTTTCTCAGAATCGCAGAAGGTTTATCACACAAAGCTAACTTCATAAGATATACTTATAGAGAAGAAATGGTAATGGACGCAGTTGAAAATTGTTTAAAAGCAATAGGGAACTATAACTTAGAAGCAGCAACAAGAACTGGTAAACCAAATGCATTTGCATATTTTACTCAGATAACGTGGTATGCTTTTTTAAGAAGAATAACAAAAGAAAAGAAACAACAAGAAATAAAAATAAAGTATTTAACTAAATCGGGTATTGATAGTTTTGTTGATGTTGGTACTGAAGCAACCGCTGCAGATACAGCAGCACACTTTGTAGATACTCTTAAAGATAGAATAGCTAGAGTACGAAGTGCTGATAATGAGATAAAAGAAATAGTTAAAAAGGAAAGAAAGAAGCGTAAAGTTAAAATAGCAGATTCAGATTTAAGTGAGTTTATGTAATGAAAATAGCTATATTGACTGATACACATTGTGGTATCAGAAATTCATCTGAAGTTTTTTTAGACAATGCTGAAGATTTTTATACAAACATATTTTTTCCAGAGTGTGAAAAGCACGGTGTAAAACAAATAATACATCTTGGTGATTATTACGACCATCGTAAGTTTGTAAACTTTAAAGCTTTAAACCAAAACCGTAGAGTATTCCTTGATCAATTAAGAAAAAATAATATGACTATGGATATCATACCAGGGAATCACGATACTTATTATAAAAATACAAACGAACTTAATGCGTTAAAAGAATGTTTAGGGCATTATATGAATGAAATCCATATTGTTATGGAACCAACAGTTATGCAATACGGATCATTAAGTATGGGGCTCCTTCCGTGGATATGTCCAGATAATTATGAACAGTCTATGAATTTTATAAGAGACTGTAAAGCTGATTGGTTAGGTGCACACCTCGAATTAGCTAACTTTGAAATTGGTAGAGGCATAATGGCTCATGGTGGTATGGACCCTAATTTGTTTAAAAAATTTGAACAAGTATTATCTGGACATTATCACACTGCATCTAAAAAAGACAATATATGGTATCTTGGTAACCCTATGGAATTCTTTTGGTCAGATGCTCATGATCCAAAATATTTTCATATACTTGATACTGAAACAAGACAAATTGAAAAGATAAGAAATAATTACACATTATTTGAAAAAATTGTGTACAATGACAAAAAAATAGATTATAATAACTATAATAAAAATTTATCTAAAAAGTTTGTAAAAGTTGTAGTTGCAGAAAAAACTGATCCTTTTACTTTCGACAGATTCATTGATAACATTCAGAATCAAGACATATATGAATTAAAGATAGCAGAAAACTTTAATGAATTTATGGGTGAAAATGTTAATGATGAAGAAGTTAATTTTGAAGATACAACAGAAATAGTAGATACGTATATTGAGGCAGTGGATACTGATTTAGACAAAGATAAAATCAAGATTCAAATGAGAGAATTGATGACTGAAGCACAGGCACTTGAAATAGCATGATAATTTTTAAATCTATTAAATATAAAAACTTTTTATCTTCTGGCAATTATTTTACAGAGATAGCTTTAAATAAAAATAAATCAACGTTGATAGTTGGTCATAATGGTGCAGGTAAATCGACAATGCTTGATGCTATATCATTTGCATTGTTTGGTAAACCACATCGAAAGATAAGTAAGAATCAACTTGTTAATTCTATAAATCAAAAACAAGCAGTTGTTGAAGTAGAATTCTCCATAGGTAAAGCACAATTTAGAATTGTAAGAGGTATAAAGCCTAATGTGTTTGAAATATGGAAAGATGGCAATATGATTAATCAATCATCGCACGCATTAGAATACCAGAAGATCCTTGAGCAAAACATTTTGAAACTTAATCATAAAAGTTTTCATCAAGTAGTAGTATTAGGTTCGTCATCTTTTATCCCCTTTATGCAGCTTAATGCTGGCCACCGTAGAAATGTTATCGAGGATCTTCTGGATATTAATATCTTTTCTAAAATGAATATCATATTAAGAGAAAGAAATTCTACGCTTAAAGAAAACATTAATACGATTAATAATGAAACTAATATAGTTAAAAGTAAGATAGAACAACAAACAAAATATATTCGTGATATCGCTGCAGTCACTGAAGAAAATAAAGTTAAATATGAAAAACAAATTGAAAGCGCTAGAAAAAGAATCAGTGTTTTACAAAATGAAAATAATGAATTAAGTAAAGAGCTTGAATCAAATACAGCTAATGACGAGCTAAAAGAATTACAGAAAGAAAAAAATAAAATCATAGGTGATATCGCAACTATAAAACAAGAAATGAAAGCGATAGCAAAGCGTGGAATGTTTTTAGAAAAAAATGATGAATGTCCTACTTGCGAACAAACTATAGAAAATAAAACTAAACTTATATCTGAAACTAAAAATGAAGCTTATCAAGTTCAGTCTTCTCTAAGCATGGTAGAAAACAATGGTTCAATAATCGATGATCAAATTTCTTCATTAGAAGATATTATTACTAGTATTAGAAAAAAGACAGATACTATTAATGTTAATAATAGAGAGATAGTTTCACTAAATCAAAGTAATGATGAATTATCAAAATACTTAGAGAGTGAAGTTGCTGCAGATTTAACTGGCGCTAGAAAAGATTTAGAACAAATGAAAAATGATAAAGAAAGTTTGTTCGAAGAAAAACTCAAGCTAAATGAACAGTTTGGATATAATAATGTTATAGCAGAAATGTTAAGAGATACTGGTATTAAAACGAAAATAATAAAACAGTACTTGCCAACTATTAATAAACTTGTTAACCAATACTTACAAGTTCTTGATTTCTTTGTGCACTTTAATCTAGATGAAAACTTTAATGAAACTATAAGATCAAGACATAGAGATGACTTTACATATGATTCATTTAGTGAAGGTGAAAAACAAAGAATAGATTTATCATTGTTATTTACATGGCGTCAAATAGCAAAGATGAAAAACTCAGTAGCTACTAATCTACTGGTACTTGATGAAACATTCGATTCATCACTTGATCATGATGGTATTGAAAACTTACTTAAAATATTGTACACTCTCGATGAAGGTAGTAATACATTTATTATATCTCATAAGGGTGATATACTCGATGGTAAGTTTGAATCCAAGATTGAGTTCTTTAAAGATAGAAATTTCTCTAAGATAAAAAATTAAATGTTTACTTTTATGAAAAACTGTGGTATAATATACTATAAAATAAAGAAGGAAGGTTTATTATGGAATTAAGTGAAAACACTTTACAAATCTTAAGAAACTTTTCAGGTATTAATCAGAACTTATTGATTAAACCCGGATCGATTATTAAGACTATTAGCGAAGCACGAAATGTAGTAGCAACTGCCGATGTTACTGAAAGCTTCGAAAAAGATTTCGGCATTTACGATTTAAATGAATTTATTGGAGTAATGGGTTTAGTCGATACTCCATCACTAAAATTTGAAGATGACTTTGTTACTGTTTCTGATTCATCAGGTAGATCTAAAGTAAAATATTTCTATGCTGCAGAAGAAACACTAACGTCGCCTGCAAAAGATGTGAATATGCCTGATGGAGATGTTAAGTTTACATTAGATAATGATACACTTAACAAGTTAAAAAAAGCTGCATCAACGCTAGGTCACAATGAAGTATCAATAAAAGCAAATAATGGTGTATTAAGTTTGTCGATTGTCGAGAACCAAAATGCAACATCAAATGCCTTTTCAATTGATATTGACGGGGAGTTTAAACAGGACGCTGTGTTTAACTTCATTATTAGTATTTCTAATCTTAAGATCCTTCCAGGCGATTATGATGTAGAAATATCTTCTAAATTAATAACGCAATTCAAACATAAAGAAATACCTTTAAAATATTGGATTGCACTTGAAAAAACTTCAACATACGGAGCATGACATGTCAGATAATTTAACTCAACTTAAAGACCTTGCCAATAAAGCAAGTAGAAGTACAGTAGCAGTAATTGATGCTGTAACTCAAAGAGGTGGATTCAAAGGCGAAGAGCTTTCTACAATTGGAAGCTTAAGAGACCAATGTATTCAAATCATTCAAATCAGTGAAGCACTTCAGCAAGAAGATGCCATGAAAGATGATAGTGCACAACCTGAGGAAAAAACTAAGAAATGAGTGTAGACTTCCTATGGGTTGAAAAATACAGACCTAAAACGGTCTCAGATATAGTCTTACCTCAATCTTTAAAACAAACCTTCCAAAAGATAGTTGCTAGTAAAGAACTTCCTAATATGTTGTTCACTGGTACCGCTGGCTTAGGTAAGACTACAGTCGCACGAGCTCTATGCAATGAGCTCGATTGCGATTATATTCTTATCAACGGTTCTGAAGAAGGTAATATTGATACGTTAAGAACTAAGATAAAACAATTTGCATCATCGGTTTCACTTCAAGGTGGCTACAAAGTTGTGATACTCGATGAAGCTGACTATTTAAATCCTCAATCAACACAACCCGCATTACGTGGATTTATAGAAGAATTTTCGAAAAACTGTAGATTTATTCTTACATGTAACTTTAAGAATAGAATAATTGAACCACTTCATTCAAGATGTGGTGTGTATGAATTCAATACATCTAAAAAATCTATGATTGAACTATGTGAATCATTCATGGATAGATGTAAGACAATATTAGATAATGAACAAGTTGAATATGATGCTAAACCAGTTGCAGAACTAATAATGAAGTTTGCACCAGATTGGCGTAGAGTATTAAATGAATTACAGAGATATTCTGTTAATGGTAAAATTGACTCTGGTATTATTAACAATTTACAAGATAAAAACTTTGATGATTTATTCTCTCATTTAAAAAATAAAAATTTTAAAAGTATGCGTTCTTGGGTTGTAAACAATATAGATACTGATGCAAGCGCTATTTTTAGAGCTATTTACGATAGGATGTCAGATAAAGTTGCACCGCAATCAATACCACAGCTCGTACTTTTGCTTGCAGACTATCAATATAAAAATGCATTTGTAGCTGATCACGAACTTAATGTAGTAGCATGTTTAACGGAGGTAATGTCAGATGTCCAGTTCAATTAAATTAACTTTATATACTCAAGATGATTGTCAATACTGTAACGTATTGAAAAGAAAACTTTTAGAGTGGAATTATTCATATAGAGAAGTTAATGTAAGCTACGACTTATTTGCTAAAGATTTTTTAAAAAATGAAGGACATCGAACAGTTCCTCAACTTTACTGGAATAATTTGCACTTAAATAAAATGCCAACCCTAGAACTTCAAAAAAGAGATATTGAAGCTGAAATAAATTATGAAGACTATATTGGTGGAGTCGAAAATTGGGGAATACAAAAAAGAGCATAAAAACATTATGGCATTATTGGTGTAAGGCTATGGGTAGTCATGCATACGATAATAATAAGAAAGACGACTATGTTCATAATTCTATTAGATCATTATGGGTGTTACTTCATATAGTTACTTGCTTTGCAATCATATTAAATGCTATAGCTAATCATGGTTGGAGTTTAATAGGATTATGATATTAGAAGTATTGTCAATAGCAGTTTCTCTCGGTATTTTGTATATTGTGTGGGATATCTTATACACGCGCTATAAAGAAAAAGAGTGGAGACGTAACAATCCAGATGAACATGAATGGACAAGAAATCCAGTAAAGAAAGATCCAGGTTTATGAATCCTTTTGAATATTGTAATGCAATAAATTACACTAAGAAAAATATTATGATAGATGATATCACAGAAAAAGCATATTCATCTTACATGGTAAACCGTCAGTTATCATACTTCCCAGATACCGTTTTAGCTGCAAATGAAATGAATCGCAATCACCACCTCGAAAATCGTTTACAATTCGATTTTTTTATAAATATAATTAGAAAACGTAAAAGGTTTTCTAAATGGTTCAAACCTGAACAAATTAGTGATTTGGATGTAGTTAAACAGTATTATGGCTATAGTAATGAAAAAGCCCGCCAAGTTTTAACACTCCTATCCACTGATAATATAAAAGAATTGAAAAATAAGGTGGCTAAAGGTGGAAGAAAATAAAATTGTAGAATGGAACCCAGCGAATATGCTTGAGGTGACATTGAATGAGCCGGACGATTTCCTTAAAATCAGAGAGACTCTTACTAGAATAGGAGTCGCATCTCGTAAAGATAATAAACTTTATCAATCTTGTCACATCTTACATAAACAGGGGCGGTACTTTATAGTACATTTTAAAGAACTCTTTTTATTAGATGGAAAGAAATCAAACTTAGAAGAAAATGATGTTGCTCGTAGAAACACTATAGCTACATTAATGAGTGATTGGGGTCTATTAACTGTAGAAAACAAAGAACAGTTACAACCTATAGCACCATTAAGACAAATAAAGATTATTTCTTTTAAAGATAAAGATCAATGGGAATTGTGTCCGAAATATAATATTGGTAATGGAACAAAGTAAAATTAAAGAAGCTTATAGAATGTTCTTCTTTATTAAAGGGCATCTTAACTGTAGCGAAAAAACAGCACTTGATTGTTATGATAATTATTTTAAGCGCTGTTGGTACAATCAAGAGATGTGGATAAGAGAAGAAGCTTTTGAAAAAGAATATGAAAAAAAATTCAGATGAAGCTATGTACTTTTGAAAAAAAAGTATTATATATATTATAGGATGCCGAATGGTTCGGGTCCGCACAACAACCTTGCTTAATAGGAGGATACTATGAACGGAAACTTTGTTTTCCCAAGAAACGCTTTTTTAGGTTTTGATCACATTTTCGATGCACTGCAAGATATACATACGCATGCAAACGATGGATACCCACCACATAATGTTGTTCGAGAAGAAGATAACAAATATGTTATTGAAATGGCTGTAGCCGGCTTCAAGAAAAAAGACATTGAAATTAAGGTGAAGGAACATATCCTTACCATCGAAGGAAATAGAGATAAACGTAGAGAAGCGGATGCTTATGTACACAAAGGAATTAGTGCACGTAAGTTTAACAAATCGTTCAGACTGTCGGAATATACCGAAGTGACTGGTGCCGATCTTACGGATGGAATACTAACTGTCAATCTTGAAGTTGTTCTACCAAAAGAAAAGCAGCCTCGTACAATTAACATAACGTAAATTAAACGAGGAGTCAATAATGACA